CTGAGACAACCATGCAGTTTGTCGTTAAGACAGGCGAAGAGCGTGGTAACCCTAACTCTAACGATCAGGTCAAGGACTGGCTCTATTCGTTAGGTTGGAAACCACGGACATATAAATTCCTAAGAGATAAGGTGACAGGTGATGAACGACAAATCGAACAAGTCAGAAAGAACGGGGAGCTATGCGGAAGTGTCAAAGAGCTTGCAGAGGTTGACCAAGCTGTTGATCTTCTGGACGGTCTCACTGTCCTTACTCACCGTGCTGGTATTCTTAAGAGCTTCCTAGAGTGCCACAAGGATGGATGGCTAGAGGCTAGTGTTGCTGGCCTAACGAACACCTTTCGGTTCAAGCACTACCGACCACTGGTTAACCTACCGGGTGTAGACAAGCCATATGGTGATGTAATCCGTGGGTGTCTGGCGTGTCCTGACGGTTACACTCTGTCTGGTGCTGACATGACATCACTAGAGGATACAACCAAACGGCACTACATGAAACCACTAGACCCTGACTACGTTGAGCAGATGAGCCACGAAGGCTTTGACCCTCACTTAGACTTGGCTCTACACGCTGGTGTTATCACCCAAGGTGACATCGACAAGCATAATTCTGGAGAGCGTTCACTCAAAGCCCTCCGTAAGAATTACAAGGTGGTTAACTACAGTGCTACATACGGTGTAGGAGCGCCTAAGCTGGCCCGTGAGACAGGGATGAGTAAGTCTGAGGCCAAGACCCTGCTAGAAGCCTTCTGGTCTCGTAACTGGGCTATTGAGAAGGTGGCAAGCACGTTGCGTGTCCGCGAGTTGTTCAACGGCATGTGGCTTAAGAACCCTGTGTCTGGTTTTTGGCATAGCTTACGCAGCGACAAGGATCGTTTCAGTACGCTAAACCAAAGTACAGGGGTCTACTGCTTTGACAGTTGGGTTAAGGAATGTCGTGGCATGGGACTAGAGACTATCGGTCAGTTCCACGATGAGATTATCGTATTAACAAAGGAGGGGGACGAAGATAAGACAGAGAACATCATGCAGATGAGCATAAACAACGTAAATGATGCAATAAACCTTAACGTACCGCTAGGGACAGACGTACAATTTGGGAAGACTTATGCTGATATTCACTAATGTAAAATAAAAGTAAAAAATAGTGAATAAAATTCTCAAATATATCCCTATAGTATATTACCCAGTGCTGCAAACCAGCAGCTTAAACAGAGGAAGAGTAAGATGGCTAAACACACAATGAACATGGTTCTTGAGTACCCGAAGGTGTTTGAAGATAACCGAGACATGGGCGGAGAAGGAAATAACGCTGCAAAGAAAGCTGCAAGGCATAACGGGCAGTACGTTGTTAACGCATACTTCACCAGCGAAGAGCAGATAGAGGAACTGCTGGAAGCTGGGATGGATCCTAAACCAATGGGCAACGACCGAGTAAAGGAGGGCAATAGTTTTGGGATTGGTAAGTTCGTTAAGTTAACACGGATGCACGATCACAAGATGACATTCAGTGATAAGAACGGAAAGGAGACAGAGGTAGACTTTGGTGGAGCGCCAAAGGTAGTTAACCTCACTAACGGCACTGAGAACAAGGCTTGGTGGTCGCTAGAGGAAGACGGAGCGTTAGGTAACGGAACACGGGCTATGGTTCAATTCGAGACCTACTCCAAGGGCGCTGGGCTACGGCTCATTGCTGTTGGTGTCACTGACCACGTTGCCTACGAAGGCGGTGGTTCAACCGAAGACGACGAACTATTTATGGTAGGATAAACATGCGAGTTAATATAGACTTTTATTACGACAAGGAAGAGGATGGCATCGAAGGTTCTTCAAGTGCATCACGAGATGGTGTCTTCGATCTCTACACAATGTCTCAGTTCCTAGCTGATGCTATGCGAGGCGCAGGTTACAGTTATGTAACTGACGTAGGGTTTGAGAAGGACGATGGTACAGTCACCTTTGGGGAGATGTAAGTGGGTAAGGGCAAAGTTTTAATCGACGGTGACATCATAGCCTATCGTGCAGCCTTTGCCACTCAAGACTTTACAGCTAAGGATGCGGAAGAGAAGGTTGATGATCTTATGGAGTATATCCTAGACAGTACCATTGACCTTCCCTTCCCACTCCCTACCGACTATCAGACGTACCTAACAGGAAAGACAAACTTTAGGTTTGAGATTGCTAAGTCCCACCCATACAAGGGAAATAGAGAATCCACAAAGAAACCTGAGTTTTTGGGTACGGCGAGGGAGCATATGATTAACAAGTATAATGCTCTCATCAGTGACAATGAGGAGGCTGACGATCTTATCGCAAAGGCAGCAGCGGAATTAGAGTACGATTGCACTGTCGCATCAGTCGATAAAGATATGTTGCAAATTCCTTGTTGGCACTTTAATTTTGTGAAGGGTGAGTGGACTAAGGTAGATGAGTGGTCTGGGACTAAGTTCTTCTACACTCAGATACTAACGGGTGACGCCGCAGACAACATCAAGGGGCTATATGGTATTGGCCCTAAGAAAGCAGATAAAATCCTTACTGATTGCAATACGGAAGACGACCTCTGGGAAGCATGTGTCAAGGCTTACGATGGAGACACAGAGAGGATCATTGAAAATGCGAGGCTACTATGGCTAAGGCGGTACGACGAACAACTGTGGGAGCCACCTCAAGGGGCATAAAGCATGGTTATCGGTCTGGGCTAGAAGATCGTATCTCAGACCAACTAAAGAGCCTTAAAGTGCCGTTCAAGTATGAGGAGTTCAAGATCAAGTATGAGGTCAACGAGGTTAGAACCTACACACCTGACTTTGAACTCCCCAACGGTATCATCATAGAATCCAAGGGACGGTTCGTTGCGGCAGACAGAAAGAAGCATCTGTTAGTCAAAAAGCAACACCCTGAGCTTGACATTCGGTTTGTCTTCTCTAACTCTAGGGCGAAGATAAGCAAAGGCTCAAAGACTACGTTAGGCATGTGGTGCGATAAGCATGACTATCTGTATGCAGACAAGTTAATCCCAGAGGAATGGATAAAGGAAACATAATGGCAGGAAAGACAGTGGTAGTCTTCTCGTGCGCTCACGTTGATCCGACTGTGAGTAACGAGAGGTTTAACTGGTTAGGTGAGTTCTTGTATGACCTCAAGCCTGATTATGTCGTTGACTTGGGTGATGGCGCTGATATGCGGTCATTAAATACATTTGACACTCGTTACCCAGAGGCAATCGTCAGTCAGAGTTATGAGGCAGACATTGAGCACTACAACGATGCACAAGAGCGTATCCGTTGGAAGTTCAGACACCACCGACGAAAACGACCAGCTTACATAGGATTTGAGGGGAACCATGAGAACAGAATTAAGAAAGCTATTAAGCATGATCCTAGACTCGAAGGATCAAAGTACGGCATATCTTTCGGGCATCTCCAGACAAACAGATGGTTCGATGAGTACCACGAGTATGAGAACTCAGCCCCAGCGATTGCTGATTACGATGGCATCTCGTATGCTCATTTCTTTAGTAGTGGTAACTTTGGGTCTGCTATGTCTGGTATGCACCATGCTAATGCACTACTGGCTCACAGGCATCATAGTTCTACTTGTGGTCATAGCCATAAACGTGATCTTAAGTTTAAGGACTCTTCACACCCTAACGGAGTTATCGGTCTTGTTGCGGGGTGCTACAAGGGGGCAGCAGAGGGCTGGGCAGGTCAAGCCAACAAAGAGTGGTGGTCTGGCATTGTAGTTAAACGGGAGGTAGAGGACGGTATGTACGACCCAGAGTTTGTTTCCCAGTCACGACTAAAGGCTATGTATGGGCAAACGTAGTGACTTCGACAGAGTACCGAGGGACTACTACCCGACACCAAGGTCAGCCGTTGAGCCTCTGATCCCGCACTTGCCCTACTCGTTTGATTACATAGAGCCTTGTGCGGGTGACGGGCGTTTGATAGGTCACCTAGAGGCACTTACGGACGGTCATGCTGAGTGTTTATTTGCCAGTGACATCGAACCAAGAGGGGACTACATTGCCGCTTGTGATGCCCTTGAAATAGATGTTATGGGTCTGGACATAGACTTCTGCATTACTAACCCGCCTTGGGATAGAAAGATACTGCACCCGTTTATCGAAAGATGGATGCAGATGTGTCCAACATGGCTACTCTTTGATGCCGACTGGATGCACACTAAACAATCAGCTATCTTGATGTCGTATTGCGTTAAGGTAGTTAGCATAGGTAGGGTCAAATGGATTGAGGGTAGCAAGAGCGTAGGTAAAGACAACTGCGCTTGGTATCTATTCGACATAGCCAGAGACCCTGCTAAACAGACAGAGTTCTACGGGAGAACAGTATGATTACGCAAGAAGACATTGATGCTTTCAGCATTGTTAACGTGACACCGATGGAGTATTCCTATTGGGTTGAAGGTAAGATCACAACAAAAGGTGAGACCCGTCTAGTGGAAAATGCGCTAGGTCTCGTAGGGGAAGCAGGGGAGGTAGCAGAGAAGGTAAAGAAATACCTCCGTGACGACACTAAGGTTAACCAGAAAGAGATCGTCAAAGAGTTAGGTGACGTTCTGTTCTACACGACAGCCTTGGCTAACTACTTCTACAGTAACCTGCCAGAGGTAATAGAGACTAACATGGATAAGTTAAATGATCGTGCCAAGCGTGGTGTGATTAAGGGATCAGGAGATAACCGATGAAGAAGAGATGGGTAAACAATATATTTGTCAGGTTCATGCGATACTGTGTGCTGTGGTCAGAGCATAGACAGGCAGTCAAGATACTTAACCGACTGTCCGATAGAGAGCTAAAGGACATTGGCATTAGCCGAGAAGACATTGACCGTATGGTCTGGCTAGAAGAAGATAAAACAATGCGAGGACGTGGCGAATGAGCAACCAACTACCAACAGACTACCAAGCCTTTATCCATAAGTCACGGTATGCTAAATACTTTGATGGCAAGGGCCGGGAGTCCTACAGCGAAACAGTAGCACGTTACATGGATAATATCGTGCGTCCTGTGGCTGGTGACAACACATACATTGACCAGCTAGAGCAAGCTATCCTATCGCTTGACGTTATGCCCTCCATGCGGTCTCTTATGACAGCAGGGCCAGCAGCCCTCCGTGACAATACTGCTATGTATAACTGTAGCTATCTGGCAGTTAAGAACATCAAGAGCTTTGACCAAGCTATGTTTATCTTGCTGTGTGGTACAGGAGTAGGCTTCTCAGTTGAACGTCAGTACATCAACAAGCTACCAGAAATACCAGAACAGCTATTCAACAGCGACACAACCATTGTGGTTAAAGATAGCAAGGAAGGCTGGGCTAAGGCTCTACGTCAGCTTATTGCTTTGTTGTACAGCGGGGAGGTTCCCAAGTGGGATACATCTAAAGTTCGTCCAGCAGGGTCACGACTTAAGACTTTCGGTGGTCGTGCCTCTGGCCCAGCGCCTCTGATCGACTTGTTTAACTTTGTGATCCACACGTTCAAGAACGCTACAGGTCGTAAGCTATCGTCTATCGAATGTCACGACATCATGTGTAAGATCGGTGAAGTGGTAGTCGTAGGTGGTGTACGTCGGTCAGCTATGATCTCACTGAGTAACCTCTCAGATGATCGTATGCGTCACGCTAAGTCAGGTGCATGGTGGGAGAACGATCCACAACGAGCTTTGGCTAACAACTCTGTGTCGTACACTGAGAAGCCCGACAGCATCTCTTTCATGCGTGAGTGGCAAGCCCTAGTAGAAAGCGGTAGTGGTGAGCGTGGTATCTTCAACCGTCAGGCAGCTAAGGTACAGGCAGCAAAGAACGGTCGGCGTGATAATTCGTTTGACTTTGGCACGAACCCATGCAGCGAAATTATCCTTC